CTAACTTGAAAACCCATCGAGGCAGGATGAGACGAGCCAGACTTATACTAATAAGATCTGACGCGTCTTTCATATCGATAGTCGCTTTCGTGTAATCAAAACACGAAGAACGAGAAACCGATACGTCATCATACGAGATGGATCTTCGAAGGAGAGGTACTTCACGTGAAAGAGCATAGAGAATATGCATAATGCCCTGTTGGGCAAACTGCAGTTCTTTAGGCTCGATGCATATGACCCGAGGACCACGAAAGTCCTTTGGGACACAGCACACGCGTGAAGAAGGGACAGCCTGAGTGGAAAGCACATCCATGTGTTTTCCAGGGGCCCACGAGAACAATTGTCGTGGAAGTCCCGGCCATTGTAAAAATGACCACTTCTCTTTGCCTCTCTCACCTTGCGACACTGCCCCAGATCCGTGACGACCCCAAGGATTTTCAACAAAATCCCTTAGAGCGTCAGAAGATCTAGTGTCTTGGCTAAATACGAACTGCAGCAAACGTCTAGCCTCTTTAATAGAAGAGCGAACGAGACTTGAAGAGAAATCAATCTCAACAGATCTCGTCACGCGTTCCTTAAAAGAGGAGAGCGCCTGTGCTTCTTTCGAAGCACAGTCTGCAGATTTAGCTTCGACCTTCGACCACATCAGCAAAAGTTGACGCAGGAATAGACAGGCTTTATACTGTCGTTCCTGAATCAAATGTACCTGATGATAATCGAAGCGCAGCCTACCGTCGGAATGCCATAACTCTGTCCAGAGTCCATGGCAGAACTTGGGTAGCCTTGTCATCTTCTGAATTTGCCATCCGGGAGGAATTATTAATTCCTCACCGGAGATCAAACTTGTTTCAAAAGCCTTACCCAATTTAGGTAGAGCTTCGAAAAAGATTGAATCTCCTTCTGAGACAAAACGTCTCATAAGGTAGCGAAAGTCAGAGTTGACAAAGTTCGGAAAGGCTTGAGCGATGTCTGAGAACAACGAACGACATAATGAGGACTGAGCGCTGTTACGAATCTCTTTGGGCAGACTTTCCCAGTCTAACCAAAGGTTCGCTACAGCATCAGAAGGCGTTATGGTCCCGCATGTTTCCATACGTTTCCTCCCTTATCTGATGTGCAAGCCCACCCTACTTAGTAGGACAAGCTGCGTGCGGCACGGGAAATATTCCCGTGCCGTATTGCAGGTACTAGGCTGACGGAAGATTACTAAGGATCTGTATGATCCCCTTAATCACTTCGACAGCCACTACGAGC